CAGCACCTATGTCACCTATACCATTAGGTTTTTAATTCAAGATAGTTAACATAAAGTTAAATTTGCTATATATAAATAGTCGTCTAATTTTATGTCATGGCTGAAGAAGTAAAAAAGGAAGAACCTAAAAAGTCAGTAGGTCCACTTGGTAAATTAAAGGAACTTGCAGAGGACAAAGAGGAGCAGATGGAAATCTTCTCCACTTTTGTGCGCTTGGGTATTTTGATTTGGAGTGGAGGAATTTTAACTTTGAATTATGTTTCAATTCCAAACTTTCCACAAAAGAATATAGATCCAACTTTCATAGCGAGCGTCTTTACAGGAGTCCTAGCTAGTTTTGGAATCCAAACAGCAAAGAATAAGAATGCTAATGGTGGTGGTGCAAAAGCACCTGCTCCAATATCTAAGGCAGATATGGAAAAACTAATTGAGAAGGCAGCAAATACTGCACCTGCTCAGACAATCAGGATTGAACAAGCACCAATGGTACTTGCTCCTACTCCTAACAAAAAAGCATAATGGAAAAGAAAGAAGTGAAATGGTCTAGGTTATTTGCACTTGGATTGGGTGGAGTCGTTGGACTTTCACATCTTGGTATGATTGGAACTCTTATGAATCGTGAGAGTAAATTACCAAGTATCAATGTACCAGTAGGACCTTATACAGCATACGAAGCAGAAGTCGGAAAAGAAGGATATAAAATTAAATATCGTGCAAACGATCCTTTAGTGATGCATGTGGAACGGGATAGTAACACGAAGGGTGGCTTTCTTGGATTGGCTAATAACAAAGTTAAAACTATTGAACAGTACACGATGGACGGTTCAGTTCACACAAGACCCACTAATTCATCAACAACAATCGCAAACGGAAAATCTGAAGCTTGCATCAAAGCAATCGGAGGTGCAGAAGGAACAGGAAGACTCGTCGGTTCCAGTATTGGTGCTAGTGCTGCTCCTACTCTGTCTAATATTCCCTTTATTGGTTGGGTTGCTGCTGGTTGGGTAACTATGTTCTCAGGTAATCAAGGTGCAGAGATTGGTGGTTCTATGGCAGAAGACTTAAATAAAGATTGTTAATCATTAGTGTGTAAACGGACACATTCTTGCGTAAAAATACGTACCTGTTATAATAAATATTATTGTACTGGAGTTGAAAAGAATCATGTCCCATTACATGCTAGGTTGGCACGACCAATCAAATAAACATTACGAAATCGGTGAATATGCAAATGATGCATTTGAAGCTGTAAGACACGCAAGAGAGGATGTTCCGTATCTACACGAGCATCCTTTTTCTTTAGAATACATTAAAAAGGAGGAATGATTATGTCGTATAATGTTACTGCTATTGACACAGAAGGAAATAGCACAACTTTTGAATGTGAAGAGGATGAATATATCCTTGATAAAATGGAGGAAGAGGGTATTGATGCTCCTTTCTCTTGTAAGGCAGGTGCTTGTTCTACCTGTGCAGCAAAGATTACAGAAGGATCTGTAAATCAAGAAGATCAATCATTCTTAGATGATGAACAACTTGAAGCAGGTTTTGTTTTAACCTGTGTTGCTTATCCTACATCTGATCTTACAATACAATTAGGTGCAGAAGAAGAACTCTATTAATGCATAGATTTAAAGAAATACTTCCACCTCATGTTAAGGAAGAAAAGTCATATCCACAGTTGATATCATTAGGAATCATGCTATTAGGTATACTTATCATTGATATAATAGGATATTATCATGGTAACATGACATTACTGGAAGTGATAAAAAATTTGTGATTAAATAAGAGTAACTACAAAATTTTTATGCTATCAACACAATACCGTTTACGGTTAGAAGCAATCTGTAAAGATATTGCTTCAGGAACAGAAGTGAGTATGAATGATATGATATGGGCGCAAAAACTATCAAAAGCAAATACCACAGCAAGAGGTATGCTAAACAAGGCTCGTCGGATGAGTACAAATCCAGACGAGTCTTTTCTTAATCACTTGAATATTGGAGACCCCGATTCAAGTAATCACCGTAGGGGTTTCGGATGTCCAGAAGATGTGGTAGACTGGTTTCATCAAGAAAGGTCAGATGACTGGAGACAACGTGACTAATGAAAGTTGACACACAAGGAATGTCCTTTGGATCTGGAAAGAGTGGTAGAAGTATTCAAGAACAACGTGATGCTATACCACCTTTGAAGGTTAATAAAATGAATCTTCTATCTGATGCATTAAGGGCAGAACTAAAAGATCTTATTAATGAAGTATTAGATGACAGGTTATGATTGGCATGAACTAAGAGATATACCTCCTGCTCATGGTAGTGGTAAGGAACCCATGTATGGAAGCATGGGTAAGTCAACCAAACCAGATCCTAATCGTAAGATTACATATCCACAGGTGATTCATTTGGTTTGTCTTGATTCACACAATACCAGTTACTTCTATAAGAGGGAGAATGGCACATACTACTGGCATCACTGTCGTAAAGATAAGGATGATGTATATGTAGATGCAGATCAAATACAATTAGATCTATTTGGTGATCCAATATTATCTAATGAGTTTATTATTAAAGAAATTTATCAGGGATCTTGACGATCCCTTTTTTTATGGTATAATATAAGAGTCAGAGAAATACTGACTGCGGTGATCCCCTTTGGTAGGTTCAGGATTAGCGGCGATAGGAATCTACCACAAATTAATTAATTAAACAAATGGAAAAGAATATACAATGTATCATTTTGTCAAGTGGTGTTGTTTTAATATCAGAAGTTGAAGAGGTATTTGGTGATATACCAGGTGAACCAGATTGTAAGATTATTAGTCCTTTTAAATTGATTAAAACAAAAGACACATATATTATGGAACCATGGTTGGATTTTAGCAATCAATCTGTTACAATGATGAGGTCAGGTGATGCACTTACATTTGTCGAACCAAATGGTGAATTACGTGACAAATATATTAAATTGACATCCTAATGAGGTTTTACACCAACGTCCAAATGGTTGGAGACAATTTCTTAGTTCGTGGTTATGAGAATGGAAAACATTTTGCCACTCGTGAGAAGTTCTATCCAACCCTTTTTGTCTCTTCCAAAAGAAAAACAAATTATAAAACCCTTGAGGGTGAGTATGTGGAGTCTGTCAAACCAGGCACTGTAAGAGAGTGTCGTGAGTTTATTAGAACATATTCTGAAGTTGAGAACTTTAAGGTGTATGGCAATGATCGATACATCTATCAATATATTTCAGAGAAGTATCCAGAAGAAGAAATCAAGTTTGATTCAAGTAAGATCAAGATTACTACAATTGATATTGAGGTGAAGTCAGAGAATGGTTTCCCCGATGTAGAATCTGCATCTCAAGAAATACTTCTCATATCAATACAGGACTATACAACAAAACAGATAAGGACTTGGGGTCAAGGAGCATTTAATAATAAACAGAAGAATGTCATATACAAAGGGTTCGATAGTGAGTATGAGTTATTGAATTCATTTATTCATTGGTGGATGATAGAAGAGAATACACCAGAAGTTATTACTGGTTGGAATAGTGAGTTGTATGATATACCATATCTGGCACGTAGACTTGAGAGAGTCTTGGGAGAAAAACTTCGTAAACGTTTATCTCCGTGGGGATTGGTGACTGAAGATGTAATCTATATCGCAGGACGTAAGAATATTACATATGATATTGGTGGCATCACACAATTAGATTATCTCAATCTCTATAAGAAGTTCACCTACAAGGCACAAGAGTCATATCGTTTGGATTATATTGCAAGTGTTGAACTTGGTCAGAAGAAACTTGATCACTCTGAGTTTGATACGTTTAAGGACTTCTATACAAATGGTTGGCAGAAGTTTGTAGAATACAATATCATTGACGTTGAACTTGTTGACCGTCTGGAAGACAAGATGAAGTTGATCGAACTTGCAATCGTTATGGCATATGATGCTAAAGCAAACTATGCTGATATATTTTCACAGGTTCGTATGTGGGACACCATCATATACAACTATCTTAAGAAAAGAAATATTGTTATTCCCCCAAAGAATAGATCACAGAAAGACGCAAAATATGCAGGTGCATATGTAAAAGAACCAATACCTGGCAAATATGATTGGGTGGTTTCATTTGACTTGAATAGTCTATATCCACATTTGATTATGCAATATAATATTTCACCAGAGACGTTACTTGAACAAAGACATCCATCAGTTACAGTTGATAAAATCCTCGATGAAGATATTACATTTGAAATGTATAAAGATAATGCTGTATGTCCAAATGGTGCAATGTATCGTAAAGACAAAAGAGGTTTTCTTCCAGAACTAATGGAAAAGATCTATAAAGATCGCACCATATACAAGAAAAAGATGTTGGAGGCAAAGCAACAGTATGAGAAAACAAAAACCAAAACATTGGAGAAGGAGATCGCAAGGTGCAATAATATCCAAATGGCACGGAAGATCCAACTTAACTCTGCTTATGGTGCTATTGGTAATCAATACTTTCGTTATTACAAACTTGCGAACGCAGAGGCCATCACTCTATCTGGACAGGTAT